TTCTGTCGACCGCGTGGATTTGAGCACATCTATGGGGTGGCCTATCAACAAACAAAAGAAAAATTTCATTCGTGAGAGTTTTCGTGAAGTTGAAGGCATTTCATGTCCTTTGGACATGGATGAACAATTTTTGGAGGAAATGGTTCGCATGGAACAATGTTTGTTGCGCGGAGAACGCGTGCACACAATATTTCGTGCGAATTTGAAAGACGAACCGACTAAATTGACTAAGAACAAAGTTCGCGTTTTTGCTGGTTGCGAGTTTGCTTTTTTGCTTTTGGTGAGAAAGTATTACTTGTCGCTTGTTCGTGTCATGCAGAAGAATTGGGAAAAATTCGAATGCGCTGTCGGAATCGTCGCCCAGGGTCCGGATTGGACCAAATTGGCCAATCACCTCACAAAGTACGGGAGTGAGAGAATGATTGCTGGCGATTACTCTGCTTATGATAAGCGAGCATCGCCAGAGGTGATGATGGCATCTTTTGATGTTATGATTCACATTGCCAAAAGGGCTGGATACAATGAGAAACAATTGACTATCATGAAAGGGATTGCAACTGAAATTTGTTGCCCCATTTATGAGTATAATGGAGTTTATGTCAACATGTTGGGATCAAACCCATCAGGACATCCATTAACTGTCATTGTTAACAATCTTTCCAACAGTTTGTATATGCGTTATACGTATTACGCAATGCATGATGGAGAGAGAGTACCATTGTTCCATGAAAGAATTGCATTAATGTGTTATGGAGATGATAATGCCATGGGCGTGCACCCGGAGGAAAAGAAATTTAACCATACGAGTGTCATGAACGAATTAGCCAAATGTGGAATTAAATACACAATGGCTGATAAGGAGGCAGAATCAGTCCCATATATCCCATTTTCGGACGTCACGTTTTTGAAGCGTGCATTCCGTTGGGATGAGGAATTGCAACAATGGATTGCTCCAATTGAGGAGATGTCCATTAGCAAATCTCTGCACAATTATATGCATAGGAAGAATTCCCCTGCTTTGCCCGAGCAGATCGCCGCAGATGCTATTGTCACACAGGCAACAGAGTATTGGCGATGGGGAAGAGAGGTCTACGAAAAACGTCGACCTCAATTGCAACGTGTAGCAGAGAGAGCTGGTCTTACTGCTATGACGGGGCTATTGCCAACTTAC